AACTTTCAGCCTGCAGATGGTTCGAGTCCATTACTTGAGGATGATACTTATAGGCTTGTACTCCAAGCTAAGATTATCCAAAACCAATGGGATGGGACACTTCCTGAGATCCACGATTTATGGAATTCTGTTTTTCCGAACGCTAGGCTAAAGGTCGAAGATAATCAAGACATGACGATGAATGCACGGATTTCCTTATTCACTCCCATGCAAAAGGATTTAGCGGCCAATGGGTACATCATACCAAAGCCTCAAGGAGTACTACTCAACATCATTCTAGAGTTTTACTTTGATGATTTAGCAAAGGTAACGGATTCCATTGGTCATATCCTTGTTGTGCCTGGTACAGGTCAGCTTTGGGGATCAGGAACTAAGTGGGGCCAAGGGCATTGGTATCCACCGACAAGTTATGCCCCGCCAACGTTGATTACAAAACGGCGGTCTGATGGAGCGACGATCTCCGAGTCGGTTGTCCCAATAATAACAAGCGAGCCGACTAAATGGGGAACTCGTAAATGGGGTCAAAATTCATGGTTTTAGGGGGAAGGGTTTACTTGCAAAGCAAAATAAAGTCAGATGTATCCATTAAGGCTAAGGTCGCAGTAATCATAACTAATCAAGACGGTAGCCAAGAACGCCGTGAGCTAGGAGATAACACGGCGTGTCAGGCATATCTAAACGCTATTGCATCATGGACAGCAGGAGTTAACAATACTGGCCAGAATCCCGTTTCCCCTCCTACTCAATTCGAGCTTGGAACTGGAACTGGAACCCCGGCTGTTAGCGATGCTTCTCTATTTACGCCAGCAACAGGAACATTATCGGTTATCAGTGCTAGGTCGGCAGTTGCTAACACAACGACACTGACGACCAATTATGCAGTAGGGCAACTAAGCGGGACGTATACGGAGGCCGGCCTTCTTGGTGCTGGTGGTGCGTTATTAAACCATGTTGTTTTCCAGACACCAGTATCGGTAGATAATACCCAAGCTGCTACATTTATTTGGAGCGATACAATTAACGCAGGTTAGGAGGTGTGTATTTTGCCACTTTATACTATTCAGGACAATGTGGACAGTCAGTACGCAAGCGATGTTAATCAACTCGTTGAGGGTCTGATGGGTAATGCGGATATCGGACAGTTGAAGTTACTTTCTCCCTTGACTGCGCCAACGGCTCCAACAGCAGCAGTTAATACCAACTTAGGTAATCTTACGGGCGCCTATAAGTATGTAGTCGCATTTGTTACGGGTTATTGGCACGGCGAACCAGTTACGGGAACGTTACTTGTGCAGGGAAACACGGGTTACGGAACAGAGTCAAACACCATCAACCCTAACGGTCAACAAGGCGCTGTTTCAGCTATTCCAACGGGTCCCACAGGCACGGTAGCCCGTATTCTTGGGCGTACTAAGGCCGGAGGAAGCGCGTTCTACAGGTTGGCTCAAATCAACGATAATACGACTACGAGCTGGACCGATAACACTGCTGATGCCGGGTTGACGGTAGAATTAAACCAGACGAACACCACCGGATCTAAGTTCGTGGGTGATGGATCGGGGCTTACTAATCTTAATGTCGCGGTGCCAGTATCAAGCGTAAACTCCAAAACAGGTGCGGTTGTTTTAACTCCATCTGACGTAGGCGCAGAAACGCCTGCCGGAGCACAGGCCAAAGCTGATGCTGCAGCCGCAATTGGAGTGGCAGCGGCTGGCGTAGTACAGACAACCCTTACTGAACATCAGGCAGATTATGTGCGACAACCAGCATTTGGTCCGACAACTGGCGTGGCTAATGCTTATGTGTTTGCCAGTACACCTGCGTTATCAGCTTTAGTCGACGGAGTGAGTGCCTATTTAGATGTACATGCAGCTAATACGGGAGCGTCCACGCTAAATTGGAATGGTACGGGTGTTAAAGCGATTGTTGATGGTAAGGGTAGCGCATTGATCGCGGGTAAGATGCCACTAAACGGGATCGTTGGAGTTAGGTATAACGCCAGTACAGGAAATTTTCAGTTACTGGGTGAGGGAGGTGATTATGGAACAGCAGGAGCCGCCCAAACTTTAACGGGCTATACGCTGGGAACTAATGCTGGTGTTATACCGGGTACTATGCCGAGTAATGCGTCTCCCACTACTACAATTACCACTCAAGGTGGAACAGCAACGGTGCCTATTGGATACGGACCAGGAGGAACAATAACAGCTTCGTTAACTAATTTTAGTGCGGCTGTGATAGCTAAAAACTCAACAGTTGGGGGGGTGGCGGGTACTTATACCTCGGACGCAAATGCAGTAGCTAGTCAGATTTTGGCAGGGCTTTATGCCTATGTTAACGGGGTTAAATTGACAGGGACGATGCCCGAACAGGCAGGTGGTGGAGTTTGGCAAAGTAGTGTAATAGGCCCAGCTTGGGACGGAGTTCTGAATATATCTATCCCAGAAGGTAGATACTTTTCATCTTATCGAAATACGATAGTCGATAATCTGTACGCATCGAACATCGTAGCTGGGGTTAAAGTAGGAAATACTTCCGTAGCCGGAGGATACATTACTGGAACAGCAAGCAACATAAAAAGCATCCAATCTGGTTTCACCACAATGGGTGCTGCCGCAACAACGTTCATTAACATATCGGCGGTAGACCCAAGTAAATCGGTAGTGCGAATAAATACCCTAGCCACTAGCTCGGCTGCTAATACTAGCCTAGTCACGGGGCAATTAGCAAACGCAACACAGGTTAGATTAAACGCAGGTGCGGCATCTACAGCTAGAGTATATTGGACTGTAATTGAATACAACAACGCAAAGAGCGTACAACGTGGTGCCGTTAGCGTGGCAACAACGGATTATGGTGGTCAAAATTTTACGATCTCTGCTGTTAATCCATTGAAATCTGAATTAATTGTGACTAAAAGAACCACTGATCCGGCGGGAGTCAATGCTTACCTCGCAAGTTACAACTATTCAATCGCTGATGCAACAACTATTAATATCGTAGGCGGAGATCCAACTTATCCACCAGTTTATGAATGGCAATTGATCGAATTTAACTAGGGAGGTGAAACTATGAGATTTATTACTTTAGATATTGAGAATAAAGTTATATCGACTAGAGAAGGTCCATCTATTGTTAATGGGGAGATTGAATCCCAAGTTGGAGAGTTTGGTCAAATAATGCAGCCTGACGGAAGTTTTATCACACCTGAACCTGTTCTGGCTGAACCGCAACCAACGCTTGAAGAAATGCAGACACAGACTTTACTAAACACTGAATATCTCGTTATTATGTCAGAATTAACGAGTCAGTAAAATAAAAATCGGAGAGTGATTTTAATGATTTATACATTGTGCAAAAAAGTGATTACAGGTGGAAACTATGATTATGACTCGATGTTAAATAAGCTAGATGTCTATCTCTTAGGTGGTCGTATTACAATCGAGCAATACACCGAGCTAAAAGGCTTAATGGATACTCGACAAGCAACAGCTTAGTTCACAGTTGACGCATTATGCGCAGCAAAGTACCTGGTCATTACGGCCAGGTACTTTGCATACTGTAAGCTTAAAGTGCAATATTTCATTGTGTAGGAGGTGAAAAAGTTGAGCAAAGACAGATTGAAAATTGAAAATGGAGAGGAACCTTGCCAACGTTGTGAGAACTTAAATTGTGCGTCAAGCAAGATTCCTCAAGCTGAATGTAACCGCTGCGTTATGACCGCAAAAAAGCCATTGGAAAACCAGTTACTGGCACATGAGGGGATCAACTAACAGTGTATGATTTCCATGGAATTCTCCTTGGATCGACGTTCGCAAGAAAATTAACGATATCTTTCCTTCCGTAGTAAGTCGGAGTTCCTCGTGAGTCTTGGGCCATTAAGATGATTGGCATACCGGGGAAAATAGGACGATAAGCATTTTGAGCGTCTTGAGCTTCACTGCTATGTTGGATTACATGACTCTTAACCACAACGATAGCAAAAGTAATACCCTGCTCCTTGACAACGGCACCATCGATTTGATAACTCGTAATATCACCTCCTCCTTTATGTTGAGTTTGGTTAGCCTGGACAACTTACCAATTTCGACACAAATGAGGAAAACCCTGTAAATAAAAAAGAAACGCCCCGAAAGGCGTTATTGGACCAGGTATTGCTTGTGAGACTGCTTCCGTTTTTCGTCGGACAGAACCGAATAAATCAGGGTCGTAGCCGGATCCACGTGTCCGAGTAATCCCTGGACCGCGACCAAGTCGGCACCGTTATTCAACATTAATGTTGCAAAAGTGTGACGAAATACATGCGGATGCACATTCTTTTTCACTTCAGATCGCTTAGGAATCATCTTAACCTCGCGTTGGATTCCCTTGGCCGAAAGCCGTCGGTAGGGCCTGCGCACGGTTACAAACAGTGCATCCACGGTGTCGGAACGCTTCTTTAGGTATTTTTGCAAGTGATACATGGCTTTGAAGCTAAAGTAAACCGTTCGCTCCTTATCTCCCTTCCCGATGACCAGCACGGACATAGCTTGATAATCAATATCTTGGCGATTAAGCTGTTGTACTTCAGTCAATCGGGCACCAGTGGCATAGTATACCTCAATGAGTGCTCGTTCTCGGGGTGTGACACAGGCCTCCCGGATCATCTCAAGTTCCTCTATTGTAAGTGCCTTTGGAGATCGCTTTTCCTTCTTCGGCGGCTTGATCTGCTTTGTCGGATCACAAGTAATGACTTTTTCATTCGCGAGCCAGCTAAACATGCTCTTGAGGACGGACAATTTCTTAGAGATCGAGGACGTTTTGAGATGTCCGAACTCGCTTAAGTAGATGCGAATATCAGCTGTTGCGATCTCATTGGTGGCCTTATGGATGTGTTCAGTAAATATCCGGAGTTCAAGAGTGTAACTTTCGAGCGTTGAAGTAGCGAGTCCTTCGAGACGTTTCCCAGCAAGGAACAGCTTGATTTTCTGCTGTAAGTCCGGATGACCATGCGGGATCAGCGCTGGCTTGATGTCGTATTGCGACAGGATACCGGTTATAGTTTGTTGGAGTTTCTGTTTGTCCTCTTTTGGGCAAGATAAGGTAACAGTGCACATTATCTGTTCGAGTAGGATCTCGGCGGTAGAGCTAAGTATTTGTTGAGACATTTCTCTTTTCGCTCCTCTTAATTAAATTGGAGCGCCATGGTATAATACCCATGACACTCCGGTGTCTTCTATAAGCACTCGTCTAGGCCGGCAAGCTAGGGACGGGTGCCTTCTATATTTGGATAAAGATAACTCTCAAGGACTGATTTAAGTTCTAGTAACTCCTTCTCGGGGTCGCAACCGTGTTTACCATCAACGTAAAATTCTGAAACGTAAACTGGTTCATCTTCTACGCAGTGTTCCTTATTGGGAAAAACTTGAATTTTTAACTCGTCAACGTGTCCGGCATAGCGGATCATCACGCAGTAATCCGTATTGGTATTAACGAGATAAGCGAGCGCCATAACTTCACCTAACAATTTCACTGGCTTAAACATAATATCTCCTCCTTCGCGCCGGTATTGGCCCCGGCTGGCTTTGGATCTGTTAAGAGATTTTCCTAATGTGCACAACAGTAAATACTTCTGATTGAGATTGCGTGATACTGACGCTTCCTTTGGTTGAATCGATTCCAAGCGCTTCGACAATCTGCGCTGTCCAGGCTTTGCGACGTTCCGCAATCTCAGCTTCATATGCTTCCCATTCTTCGTTAGTGTCATAGCATTCGCGGCAGTTCATCGTATTCGACATTATCCAGGCATTCAATGCAACGTGGTTCAGTCGGATGATGGTTGCTTCCACTAGAAATGAGCGTCCACCTCCAGCGTTGTCTATGAACGAACCTTTCGAAATTACCTGTATCGCGAAATCATTCCCCTCGAAACTTTTGCGTGTCATCTTCGTTTCCTCCTCTGTTTTAATGCTTAACTTCTTGGTGTTTATGATCAACTTCTTATCTATAATATACAGGAAATTAGTCAAGAAGTCAACTAAAATAATTAACTTCTTGACGTTTATTATTAACTTTGCTATTATTAAATCAAGGAAGTGATAGCATTGATTATAAATAAATTGAGTGAAGTTATGGGCAGGAAACGCTTGAAGATATCGGATGTTCTAGAGGGAACAGGGCTTGCTCGGAATACTGTTGCGGAGTTGTATCATGGCCGAGTAAAAAGGGTTGATTTGGAAACACTGGATAGGCTCTGCAACTACTTAGACGTAGAGCTTAGTGAATTACTGGAACATAAAAAAGACGCTGAGGATGGAGGGGTTAGAGATGGAAGAATGTAAATTAAGTTTCAGAGAATTTTCTGAGATAAATCCAAAAGTAATCGAAATTTATAAAGGATATTCAATTTTGCAATATGATACAGAAAACGGATATCGTGTTGATTTCGGAACAAAAAGAACTAAGTTAGTCCAAACCATTAATGAAGCTAAAGAATTAGTAGATTTTAGATTGTCGCCTGATAAATGGAGTGAACAAAAAGACGCTGAAGTTTAATCTTTGGCGTCTTTCGCATTAAGAGTTTATTTTTAACCCTCATCGCGGGGTTATTTTTTATTGGGTAGCAACGAAAGGAGGCGGTTATATGGCTGACCCGGTCGACGAAAAGGTTTGCGATGCAAAACACGGCGAGCTTATAAGGCGTTTCGATGTAGATAACAAACGACTAAATGCGCACTCGGAAAGCATTACGGACATGAAAGAGGTAATCGTGCGCTTCACAGTGCTGCAGGAAACATCTTCAAAACTTCTTGAGACATCTGTCCAGACAATGAAGGACCAACAGGCAGCCATGAAGGACCAGCAATCGGCCATGGCCTCAATGGATAAGCGTGTCGACGCGCTAGAAACTCAGCGGGTGAAGCTTACCGAGGTACACATGACTGAGTTAGACGAAAAAGTAGAACCATTTTGGTCAACTACAGGTGGTCAATGGATTATAAAGGGCTCCGTGGCCATAGCGGTAATTCTTACGTTTGCGGCGATTGGTCAAAGTATAAATCCGGAATTACTAGCAAGTATATTCGGAAAGTAGGGAGGAGGAGTAAAACATGAAAGCGGTCATAAACTACGGGCACGGTCCCAAGGACATCGGCTATGATCCGGGAGCTATTGGGCCAACAGGATATCAAGAGGCCACGGAGAACCGCGAAGTTGGCGAGAAGGTAGTTAGAAACCTAAAGTCTAACGACTGGGATATACTCGCCATCCAAGACGGAGACTTGGACGATGTTGCCGACCGATCGAACGATTACAAACCCAACGCCTTCCTCTCGATCCACGCCAACTCCTTCGCCGATCCTAGTGCCCACGGGGTCGAAACGATAGCACTGGGGGCTGGTGGGATGGGCGAGAAGATCGCTAGGGAGATCCAAAAGGAGTTGGTGGCAGCCACTGGCCTCACGGATCGAGGAGTTAAATTTTCTAACCTGCACGTTCTCCGGGAGACAAAGGGTTATCCTGCGGTTTTGGTGGAGATTGGGTTTATCTCTAATCCGGCAGAGGAGGCGCTGATGCGAAAGGATAGCTGGGATGAGATTGTAGCTTCGGCGTTATGCAGGGGTTTTAGTCGTGGTTTAGGAGTGCCTTATATAGAACGGAAGGAGGGGATAGGTATGGGATTAGAGGTGGCTGTTTTACTGAATACAAAGGAAGACTACTGGGCCGGGGCTGACGTTGCCGCTAAGAATGGTAACTGTGCTGTGTTTGTACGGGGTGCTGATCGATCGGTTCCGAAGGATGCTATGGATGCGAAGAGTTTGATTGTTGTGGGTGGGGCTACTACGGGGCACGCGGGGGAAGTGCTTCTGTCGGGGGAGACGAAGTTCGATACGGCCGCGGTGGTTGGCAAGTATCTGGAGTAATGCCCCTACTTGATGGTTTATGGGTAAAATGCAAAAATATTTGATACGCCACAACTCAAGTTCCGCAAAGTATAGGGGGCAGTGACTGTCAAAATCGATGCTAAATATGCCAAATAATATGCCAAAAATTCAAGGGCCTATCTAGTATACCGTTGGTAAACTAGTATACCGCAGGTATACTTAATTCCAAACCGAAAGGAGCTTATCAAATGCCAAAAGAGTGGTACAGGAGTAAAACAGTCTGGGGTGGACTAATCGCGGTAGGCTCTGCTATTGCCGGTGCGTGCGGTATCATTATTAGCGCCGATACGCAGGACCAGATCGCGGAGTTGGCTGTCGTAGTGGGCGGCGGCATAGGTGGGTTGTTGGCGATCTATGGCAGGGTGAAAGCGGAACAGAATATTAAATAGGGCATGACGAAAGCCCCGGGCCTTAATTGGTTCGGGGCTTTTTGCGTTAACGGTGATTTTTATTAGTTCATCGTTTCCTTCTTCCTGATTCTACCTTTTCAATAAAGAGTCGTAGGCATTCCAATAGTGATTTTTCATACCCCCCGGCATGGTCGGTCAATGCCTTTAGACCCGGTCCTTCATTCTCTCGTAACCAGCCCTCATAGGCTGTATGCGTAAGCTGATCACGGAGGAAGCGAAGGAATGGTTCCCTCCATCGACCTTCGGAGTATTGGAATTCAGGTCCTCCGGCATCGTAGGATTCCAATCCCATTTTTCTTTTTGCTTCCGGTAGTCCACCGAGACGCTTCCGAATAGTTTCGATGCTTGGCGTGTCAGGATTTTTTGATCTCCATGCCATATATTCTTCTTCGGAAAACAGAGGTCCTAGCGATTTTGAGCATTTACGTAGGGAATCAATGATTTCTTCTTCAGTGAATTCTTTTCCCCATGAATCGTTTGGGAGTAGACCGACCGACACTTTGGCAATATTCCATCCTCCACAACGTCCAGAAATAACCTGATGATTCGGGAATGTAGGATGTAACTTCTGCCATTCCTCATACTGCTTTCGAGTGAAGAACTGCCCAAGTTCCTTGGATGCCATTCGGATCGCATCCAAACATTCCTCTTTAGAAAAGCGATGGGCGCGGGGCAGGAACCCAAGAAGGTCACGGTAGTCGTTCCAGTTTTTTCGAGTGTGATAGTAGATCCCCTGCACGCCAAGGTAGCCCTTTTCCTTGGCGTAGGTATTCCACTCAGACTGAGAAGGCCAGCCGCGAAGACTGGCGTATTCTCGTAGGACCATTTCGGTTAAGATCATTAATTTCGCTTTCCTCCTTATTTATCTCTCAGGCTCTTAACGAAATCCCTTACCCTTACAAATTCCTCATCATCGAGCCATATAGATCTCTGCTTGCGGCCAGTAGGTTTACGTCCCGATCCTTCGCGTTTTCCTCCATGCCCTGTATTCCCTAGCCAAACACCATCTTCGACGACATAATCATTTTGAGTATTAACCCCGAATGTATTTCCTTCTTGAGCCGGCCGGAAATCTTCACCTTCAAGTAATTCGTTTTTTCCATCCCATTGAGCAGGTTTTCCATCGACATAACCAATGCTGTGATCCCCATCGTCAACTAACTTTTCGCAGGTCATCCAATTTTCGAATCTCATTCTTAAAACTCCTTTCGTGTGCCGGGTATTGGCCCCGGCTGGCCTTATTCCTAAGCTAGAAATGCCTGAAATACTCCTTGAAAGTTCTTTTCCGCAACAGTACGAGCTATCAGTTTGTGGTTTCTTCCTGCATCAGTTACGAACTTCACAGTTACGTTTCCGTTTTTCACTCCTTGGATAACTTCAGTGATAGTAGCATCTTCGTACAATACATTGAAAGCTTTAGTAGTTGCTGAAATACGCGCTCCGACCGTTGCATTTAATGAAGTTAATGGTGTTTTCACGGCTTTTACTCCTTTCTTAGCTGCTGCCCACAATGTCCGAAGAGCCAATGCCAACCGAGCGGAGTAATCACCGACCATCTTACGTGCCATCTTGTGGGCCTCAACCATCATTTGGCGTTTGCTCATTTTAATCTTCGTCATTGTGCGCAACCCCTTTCTTTATCTTGATATAATTATACTGCTTTTCAAGATGAAAGTCAATACTGCTTTTCAAGATTTACATAATTATTTACATAAAAAACAGTCCCCGACTTTCGCCAGGGGACCAATAATCTCACGCCTTCATTGCTTCGATAATCTCATCGTAGCCGCAATCCTTCCTGCACTTCGGGCACACTAAACTCTCGGAATCCTTAGGCTTACCCATAAAACTAAAACTTGCAGAGCAGGAGGTAGTTTTAATAGCTATGGTGGCCCATTGGTTCACGGGAGATATCTCTGAGCAGTGCGGGCATTTAATAGAGAGGAGTTCTAGGTTGTCGGGGGTTGGGTTGTTGGTCACGTTATCACCTCGCTTGAGTTATTTTACCACAATTTATGCTGATGTATAATCGAATCAAACGGTTGACGAACTTCCCAAACCCTTGGCATTGTTTCCGCTGACCTCTCCGCCAAAACATCCAACGCAGCTTGGTTCAATCGCGAGTTGTGTTGCTTTTCCAGTAGTTTTGTTTCCTTCTTCATCTGCTTCAGGATTGGATTTAACGTTACTGCGTTCAGTAGACTACCGGCTATTCTAATACCCTTACCCATAAATATCACCCTTTAGCCTTTTTGTTAAACGTCAGTTTTATCTTAGTAGAAAGCTTATAGCCCAGTCCTAGAGATCCTATGATAATCATTGCGATTCCCGATTCAATCATTGCTTTAACCCCCAATATCTCTGCATCTGTTGCTCAAAAACTGTGTGCCGATATGTGATCGCAATGGCTTCTTTGGTGCAGGGATCTTGCCAGAGGATGGAGTCATCAACGCAAGGTCGCTCGCACCTTAGAGGTCTACCAGGTGACTTGGTGAATACCATTGCAGCCCACTCTTGTTCTCCTCTGATCTTCTGGTATTTTGGTTCTGACGTATGATCATCTAGGATGTGGGCAAGAGAGTTGCCGGCGTGATAATCACTTGCGATTTCCTGACGGTCCCTGATTTCTCGTTCCACTTTCGGATTGGTGTCCCAATATACTTTCGAGTGTGATGCAACGTAGCGATCCAGTACGCTCACTTTCCTCGCCCCCCTTAGTTATGTTCCCCCAACCGACTAGAACGTCACCGCGACCGCCTTTGGCCTTAAGGATATACTCTTCGCTTCTGCGCCAGCCTTGGGAGTGACAATATAGATTACGATCAGGGAACATGCTTGAGAGAGTGTCGTGAACTTCCGGATCAGAGAGCTTTAGGAATTCTGATCGGTTGGCAATTACATCATAGAACATTGCGTTACCTCCTTAAAAGAGAATAAACGTCCTTTCCAACTTCATCAATACTTGCAACAATAAAGTTAAGTTCACTTTTAATGACAAGTTCATCGTCAGTTACGATTAAGATAGTGGGGAATATTGCGGTATTACCTTTAATAACCGACCACTCTTCCTTAATCCAATTAGTATCGTACACCTTCTGGTATTGCTGGGGTTTATCGAATCGTTTGCTGGGGTTACGCTCGACCTCGACGAACACAACTCGGCGACCTTTGCGATCTGGTTCGGTAAATATATTCGCCATTGCATCGGCAACAACCATGCCGTTCAGGATCGAATAATTCCACTTCCATTCGATAACGTACCAGGACTTTTTCTGGGAGAGTAGGGCGCAATAAACTTCGTTAATGAGTAGTACGTGGTCCAATTGACGCGGTTTCCTCGAATAATAAATTGTCGGTAAGTGAGCAGATCGCACCCATTTTTTGATTCTCTCCTGCTTGTAAAGACGGGCCAATGCATATTGAGACAGTCTTCTGGATGACTTTCGATTTGTAAATATGATTTTTTCAATTTGAGGGCGAGTGAACGCCGCGCCGGCATAAATAAGTTTGACGATTTGGTCATCCCTTATTTGCCCATACGCTATACAGTTCGTCCCTCGGAAGCGTTGAAGCTGCTCGTTCACTATTCCATCACTCCTTCGCGGACTTATGTATGCCGGTATTCTTAGAGTGCGGTTGTACCAAGCGTAATTTAGCGCTCCGTGTGCGGGTTCCCGTGTTCTCATGGTCGCATAACTGCCTATTCCCACTACTTTTTATTATCTCGTCATGTATAATTGGCTCTTTGGTCACCTTGACAACCTCAACAAAGGTTTCAACTTGTGCTTTTTGTGGCTTTTGATAGGCTGCCATGATGGTTTCAATTTCATCGTCGTTGATGTAGGGCACCTGTACCAGCACTTGATCTTTGAAGGAAAGCAACGCTCTACCCTCAACGTCTTTATCAATGGCCATAGTACCTTCCCAATTTCCTTTTCCAAGAAGAACCTGTGCTGAGACAGGATTACACCGGAACGCAACGACAGACGGAATATTGTTTTTCAAGGTCCCAGATACAATATCTATCGTCGGCCTATGGCAACTCAGAATTACATGCACACCTGCACCTCTGGCCTCGCCCGTCATCTTAGTCATCTTTTCTCTGGCTTTATTAAACTCCTTTCCTTCTAATTTAGTTAACTCATCCACAAAGCAGATGATTCTGGGCAATCTTTTTTGAGGATGGCGCTTGTTAAAACTTTTCAGATCGGTGCATTTGTGCCGCTTAAATAATTCGTACCTCTCACCGATTACTATAGATAAATCATCCATAATCCCCGCTATTTCTTCGGGTTGAGTTACAACTCTATCTACTAAGAGAGGGTCTTCTCCCAGCACCGCAATGTCGTTACCATGCTTCAAGTCGCACAGCCATAACCTAACATTGTCCCGATTATAGCGCATATGGAGGCAGGCGAATATAAGTCTGGCTAACGTGGATTTTCCTCCGCCAGTTGTTCCTCCGATCATTAAGTGTGGGGAATTCGATGATGATAAATCTAGCATTTCTAAGCCGCGCCTTGACCAACCGATAGGAATCCATAGACCGTCTAGTTTTAGGTGTTCAGCCTCGTTCGTGTAGGCGATGAAGTCCAGCAAATGACCAGATAAGACAGTTAGGGAGAAATGAGCCCTTGGGTCGTTTTCCAGTAACTTAAATAGCACCTCTGATTTAAGATCGAATTCAATATCGTCAATAGACTTGATGAGTTTGGAATGGTTCAGGCCTGTTGGAATCCTGTATTTAAAAACTCGGTTGTGACCTTTCCAAGTTTTTTCTATGAGGCGCGGGTATTCCTTTGTCACATAGTCCTTACCGCGCTCTTTGGTCTCAGTACATACGTCGTTACGTTTCCAGCTGAGCATGATACGTCCCGGGTGTGAATCCCTGTGTCTAGGGATGTTGCGGAGAGCGAATCGTCCGATCTGTACAATAGTAGATGAGAATAGGCCAATGATGTCCGGTCGCACTGAGGATTTATCCATCACTCGTATTCACTCCTTCACCAATGCTAATTTGACCAAGTACACTCTGACTGGTATTGCGGCGAGGAGGATTTTTGGGAACTGGGGAGGGTGCTGGCGATTCATCCGTATTGATCTCCCGGAAGATATCCACGCTTAGAAACGATATTAATATTTCCTCGTCATACTTTGCAGTGATAGCGTAGTCCTTGATTGACTTGCGAACTATCTTTTGGATTTTAGTAATGTCCATTATCTTGCCACCTCCATTACAAGCGACTTGCCGTTAACATTAACTCTCGGTCTAGAATAAAGTTCTTTCTTCATATCAGTGCGAGTAATCACGTCTATCAGTTCATTGTTGAACTCATCCATAATGCAATCGTGCTTCAATCGCAACATAGTTTCGGCAAATACATCTGCGAACCTCTCCCTGTGATTTGGTCGTACATAATTTGGTATACCCCAATACTTTACTAAAGATTGTTGATAACCTTTCGAAAAGGAGTATCTTCTAAATTTGAGCAGTTTACCATGTACTGCATGCCCCATTTCGTGAAAACGTACATAATCAAACTGTGCTAGAATTTTATCGTGAACTACCGTACTTGTTGCGGAGCTATAGAAGGTTGGAAATTTGTCCTCAGGATCGTAGCCACTATGTCGATTTAAGTACTCGCGGGAACACTCATCGTGGGTAACGAATGTAATTTCTCTCCAGTCAAAATGAGCAGATGGAAAGCTATTTTTGAATAAAGCGATGTCTTGATTAATTAAACCCATGTCCATCAAGATCAACTCCTCTCGAACACATGCCAAGATAAAACATTCATATCCCTCAGTAGTTGATCCAGTCTTTCCGTGCAATCGTTGTCACTCGTCGCTCCTCCTCTCAATCGCCGTCTCAATATCATCCACCGTCTCCATTACCCCCCGGGCCACTAGCTCCTTCCGGAATCCATCTCGGACTAGATCGGACATTCTCTCCCACTCTTCCAGGTGCAGGCGTGTAACAGCCTCCTTGATGTCTCTGTCACTTCTCCTGAGTTTTGCTTTGATCTCCAATTGTGTCACCTCCTTGTTGTGTTTGTGGTGCAGTTTGATAAATGATATTTGAATAGAGTTGAACAAATAACGTAGCCTGTCCGCCATTTAACACGTAATTGGTTAAAAATGGGCAAATAAAAAGGATCCCCAATAGTTTGGGATCCTTGTCCTTGTCAGTCCAGAGTTAAGCATAGATGAAGATCACTGCTTATGATTGGACAAGCATTACTACCAACATTTACCTTTAAAAAAAGTTCTATCGCTCCTAACTTACTCACTCTGACCTCAGATATCAAGTCTCGTATTAACGTAATTTTTTGGTCATCCGTAAGCTCCTTGTTCTCATTAAAACCTTTAAGCATCAATAATGCCTCGGATACCTTTTTAATATCTACATCGGTCCTTAATGAAGATGTTAAGCGTTGGTCAAGTTCGGACTCTCTACTTGAAATAGCAGCTATCTGTATTTCTATATCCCTCTTTTTTTGGTCCAGTTCATCCTTTTCCCATACTCCATCTAAATAAAAGTCTAATAACTTTCCCTTTTTATCAATTAGTTTAGCGCGTTCATCTCGGCATCGTTCTAGTTTTTCCTTGATATCATCCGTATTAACTGGTCTTGAATTCTCCTTGATGAGTAACTCTATTCTCTTGGGGTTCCCTGCTATTTCCTGAAGCGTTGAAAGTATTTTGCCGTGAATAATGCTCATTTTGTGATGGGCACTGCACTCTTTCTTGGTTGCTTGTCTGTGAGCGTAGTAATGATATATAACCTTATTTCCTTTAGCTAGTATTGATTGTGTGGGCTTAGATTGTAGCTTTCTACCGCATTCTTCGCAAACTATAATACCCACTAAGAGGTATTTCGCCTTTAAAAAATATTGATATTCTCCACGTTCTGCAATAATAGACTGCACACGATTATAGGATTGTTTTGAAATGTATGGCCCATTACCATGCTCCCATTTAACTGTATGACGCGAAGTCTTACCAACGACCGTCTGTTCGAATTCTCCTAGGCAAATAGGGTTAGTTAATATCCTGCTTACTGTCGATGAGTTGAACTTAGCACCCTTCTGTGATCGATACCCGTTATCGTTCAGCCTCTTAGCAATGGCATTGAACCCAAAATCGATTGCATACCACTCGAACGCTAATTGAGTTACTTCTACCTGTTTTGGCACAACGCTCCATAGCTTAGTTACGCGATTCAGTGTCACGCCAAAAGGAACAGATCCAAAGTAAACACCATCTTGACTTGCTGCACCCCTACCCATGGATGTGCGCTTTTTTATTTTCTTTAATTCTCTATTGGCTAAAAGATTGAATAGGTCTGCTAGGAATCGGTCCTCTTCGTTATCCAGATTGATTTCGCTCGTTGGAGTAACGAGTCTTATATTTTGTTTAGCTAAAGAGTTTGCTAAGTAGGCCCAATCAAGTTGCTCTAGACGGCTAAGGCGGTCTTGTTCGAAAAGAAGGACCATACTGAATAGTTTTCTGCCAGCGTCGACCATGAGCCGGTCGAGATCATCCCGGTCGGAGTCCGAACCACTTTCACCCAGGTCTGAGTAAATATCATATATTTTCCACC